CTTGGAGAAGCTGGAAAAGCAAACCACCAGGAGAAGTGCGCCGATGGACATCAAGGTTCCCTACGCTGTCAAGGATCTGAACGACAAGGCGTGGCACAACGACCGGAAGCTGGCCATGCGCGGCTGGTTCCTCGAAGGCAACGGTCGCGCCACCGACAAGCACCGCGCCGCCGCCGAGCGCATTGGTGTGAACCTGCGCAGCCGTGACTTCAATGTGAACCTGTTCTCTGAGGCTCCCCGCAGCCGTCAGGATCTGGAACAGCGTGGCACCGGCACCCAGGTGGCCGGCACCGGCAGCCTTGGCGGTTTCACGGTTCCCACCGTGCTGGTTGAGCGCATCGAGAAGGCGCTGCTCTACTTCAACCCGCTGCGCGAATTTGCCCAGGTGCTGCGCACCGAGTCTGGCGAGGCGATGCAGCTCCCCACCAATGACGACACCGGCACCAAGGGTGAGCTGTTGGCTGAGAACGGCTCGGTCACCGTGGCTGACACCGCCTTCGGCCAGATCACGCTGAACGCCTACACCATGAGCTCGAAGGCGCTCAAGGTGAGCTGGCAGCTTCTGGAAGACAACGCCGTCGATCTGGAAGCCTACATCGGCGACCTGCTCGGCGAGCGCCTCGGTCGCATCATGGCCGACTACGCCGCCACCGGCACCGGCTCCAGCCAGCCGCAGGGTATCGCTGCCAGCACCGCCGGCAAGACCACTGCCTCGGCGACCGCCATCACATCGAGCGAAATCCTCGATTTGATCCACAGCGTGGACATCGCCTACCGGCAGGATCCTTCCTGCGCCTTGGTGATGCACGACAGCGTGTGGCTGTATGTGCGCAAGCTGGTGGACAGCAACGGCCAGCCGCTGTTCCAAGAGTCTTACCGCATCCCCGGCGAGATTCGCGTGCACGGCTTCCCGGTTGTGATTTCCAACAGCCTGAACAGCGCCATCACCACCGGCCTCAAGACCATGGTTTTCGGCGCCATGAACAAGTTCCTTATCCGCGATGTGGCCAACATCCGCATCCAGCGGCTGGACGAGCTCTACGCCGCCAACGGCGCCGTAGGCTTCCAGGCATGGGCTCGCACCGACAGCAAGATTCTCGCCTCCGGCGCGATCAAGCACATGGTGCAGGCCTAAGTCTGACTGAGTCCACGCGGAGCGAGGTAAACGGCGATGAAGATCCAGATGCTTGAATCGATCAGCGGACCAACCGGCACCTACCGTGCCGGCGAAATCTGGGACCACCCGGATGCCGAGGATGCGCTGAGGATCGTTGCTGCAGGGTTTGCCATCCGCGTGGACGATGTGGAAGAGACACCGGCGTCCAAACTGGAGACGCCGGAAGCCAAGCAGGCCAGCAAGCGGAGCAAGCGCTAGTGGCTTTGAAAGTACTGACTGCCGCAACGGTGGAGCCAGTGTCGCTTAGCGACATGAAGCTTCACCTGCGCGTTGACCACAGCACCGACGATTCGCTCATCTCGGCGCTGATTTCGGGTGCGCGCGATTATGTCGAGCGGCACACCCGGCGCACGCTGGTGCACACAACCTATCGGCAAACCATGGACTGGTTCCCCGATGGTCCGATTGAGCTGCTCCGTGGTCCGGCGACCACCACGGCGGTTGGCGGCAGCTACAGCTACGCCATGCCACGCATACGGTACTACGACATCAACGGCGACCTACAAACCATGACGCACGCCGGCGGCGACTTCGAGCTTGATCTCGACAACAACCCGCCACGGCTGCAGCTAACACCCATGGACACCTGGCCAAACACCGAGAACGGCAAGGCCAACGCCGTCGAGGTGGACTTTGTGGCAGGCTTTGGCGCTGCTGCTGCCAGCGTGCCGGCGCTGCTGGTGCAGTGTGTCAAGCTGCTGGTCGGCCACTGGTACGAGAACCGTTCAGCGGTTCAGCCAGGCTTTGGCGGCGAAGTGCCGCTGGCGGTCGATTCCATACTGAAGATTTACTCGGCGGGTGATTACCAGTGATCATCGGCGAGCTGAGGCACCGTCTGGCGCTGCAGTCGGCCACCGACAGCACGGACAGCTACGGCCAGCCGACACGCTCCTGGACAACCTACGCCACGGTCTGGGGGAAAGTGCTGCCGGTCACAGCCGGCGAAAGCCAACTCGCCAACCAGCAGCAGGCCGACATAACCCACCGGATCACCATCCGCCACCGCGCCGATGTGACCGCCGAGCACAGGATCCTGTTCGGCAGCCGCACGCTCAACATCCGCGGTGTGCGGGATCTGGAGGAGCGAGGCATCGCTCTGGAGATCGATGCGGAGGAAAACGGCTAATGGCAGGCAGGCGTGACTTGCACCTGTATTTGGCCGGAGCCAATGAGCTCATTCAGGCTTTGCAGGAAGCCAGCAAGAAAATCAATCCGGCTTTGCGCAGGGTGGCAAGAGCTGCGACAACTCCTGTGCTTCAGTCAGCAAGGCAACTGGTTCCAGCTAGCCGCAAAAAGGTCTTGTATCAAGGCAAGAAAGTTTTCCGTTACGGAACCACCGGCCAACTCAAGAAAAGCCTTGGCTACCGCGTGACGACCTCCAAAAAAACAGGAGCCGTTCATGCCGTAGTCGGTCCTCGGCGTGGTTTTAAGATCATGGCATTCAAGGCTTATCACAAGCCAAAGCGCGGCGTTGATGCGCAGCGCAATGTGCTGGTGCCGGTCAATCCTACCTATTACAGCCATCTCATTGAGAAAGGTTTCACAGCCAAGCTTTGGCGTTCTGGAAAGCTTCGGCCAGTGCCGGCAAAGCCTTTCCTTGGTCCAGCATTGAATGCAAACAAGGACCAGATTGAAGAGATAACCGCAAGAATTCTCACGGATGAGATTATCAAGACAATGCCTAGGAAGGCGGCGTTTTCATGAGTGTTCTCGGTCAGGCTGTCCGCACCTACCTGACTGGCTACGCCGGCTATTCCACTTATTTGCCTGGCGGAATCTCACCGGACCAAACCGGCCAAGGCAACACCAGCCAACCCTATGCCGTCTACCAGTCGATCAGCCGGCAGCGGCAAAGGACCACCGGCGGCGCCGTGGTGGCAACAACGGAGCGTGTGCAGGTCACTGTGGTGGGTGAGACGCGCGGTAGCTCACAGGCTACAGCCAACTGGATAGCCACCGCCATCGCGGCATCTCCCAGCCGACAGACCATTGGCAGCCTGTTTCTGCACCAATGGCGTGTCGAGGACGAGGCAAGCACCAACGAGATCTATCAGGACGGATCGGACGAGTCAGCACGCATAATCTCCATTGAGATTGTCGGCACTTACGCAGAGTGAAGGAGTGAACCATGGCCGTAGTTCTCCCCCTTGGGACCACCGCAACCCTGACGCCGGCAACCGGAACGGCGATCACCTTGAACTGCCTCAGCGTGACTGGAGCCACCCGCTCGGTCGCCATGGCTGAAATCACCGCGCTTTCGGATTACACGCTGAAGCGTTTGCCGAGCCGAGTGGATCCCGGCACCGTCAGCTTCGAGCTGTATCTGGAAGACACGGCAACAGCCACCAATCCCTTGAAAACGATCAAGGACTGGCAGGCCACCGTCACAGGGTCCAGCATTGGTTACAACAGCGTAACGCTGAGCCTGAATTTCCCAGGCTCAACCATTGACGCGCTGATCAGCTACCAAGGCTACATCAGCGAAGTGACCGACCCGACCGTGGGTGCCGGTGACGATGCGCTGCGTTTCACGGTGACCATGCAGGTAACCGCAGTCTGATGAGGGTGGGCGATGAGTTTAAGTAGAGATGAGATTCTCGCCAAAAAAGGCGGGAAGGTGGTCGAGGTCACGGTGCCGGAATGGGGTGGCACCGTGCATCTGCGGGAGATGACGGCGGCGGAGCGTGACGCATTTGAGCAGGCCAGCCTGGACAAGTCTGGCACCGCTCGTCTGATCAACATCCGCGCGCGTCTTGCCAGCATTTCCATCTGCGACGATTCTGGCAAGCGCCTGTTTTCCGACAGCGACATCCACCTGCTGGGTGAGCTGCCGGCATCGGCGCTTGACCGCATCTTCGATGCCAGCATGCGCCTGAACAAGATCAGCAAGGCGGATGTGGACGAACTGGAAAAAAACTAAGAAGCAATCCAACGCGAAGGATTCTCTTTGCGTTGGCCGGCCACCTCGGCATGACGGTGGCGCAGCTTGGCGACTGCATGACCAGCACGGAACTGTCGGAGTGGGCGGCGCTGCTGGCCGTTGAGCCGTGGGGGCCGTACCGGCTGGACCTCCTGAACGCCATCTCTGCCTATGCCAGCGCTGCGCCGTGGTGCAAAGGCACCAAGGTCAGCGACTGGATGCCGCGCTTCGATGGCGGCAAACCAACGGATCAGACCTCGATGCTGGCATACTTGAAGGCATTGGGAGGTGTGGTGCATGGCGACCATCAGCAGAATGGCGATCAACCTGGCATGGGAAGGCCAGGAAGCTGAGGCCGGTTTAGCCAAGACTTCCAACCTGCTCAAGCAGACAGGCATCGCCGCTCTGGATGCCGCCAGCAGTTTCTCGCAGATGATCCGCTCCAAGGTCGAACAGCTCGGCCTTGATAACAGCCAAATCCGCAGCTTGTCAAAACTCTCCGAGCTCGACCAGGAGCGTGCACTCGCACGCATGGAAGAGGAAAAGAATCTGCGCTCGATGTCCAAATCGAGCCAGTTGCTTTACGAACAGATGTTGGCACAGGCTGATGAGCAGGCCGCCGCTGATGAAAAGGCTCGCGCTTCGGCCAAGTCTCGCGCCGAAATGCTGTCCAAGATGACGCTGCTTGAAAAGGATCTCCTGTTTGCCAAGGAGAAAGAGCGCGCGCTGCTGCTGACGATGACGCCAGAGCAGCAGAAGGCCTACGAGCTGAACAAGGCCAACGCCGAGAAAGTGCGAACCGAAGCCGAGCAGCGGCAGAAGATGCTGGAAAGCATGAGCGCTCTGGACCGCCGGCGCTTTCTGGAAAAGGAAGCCAGGGAAAAGGCCATCCTTGGCATGACTGAAAAACAGCAGCTCGCCTTTGAAAAGGC